ATTGCCAATCAAATCAGACAGGGCTAAACGATGCCATACCCGGATTCAGTACAGCGCATCATTGAGTTGGTGGGTTACATCCTGATGGGTCCTTCCAAAAGCCACACCATTGCGGGTAATGGAAAGCGCGGTATTTGGCTGATTGTGAGCGGGTTGCTAGGGGGGTAATGGCAAGTGACTGAATTTAAAACTGTTTTTGATGTTTCAGAGTCATGTACCCAACATGATTTTGCATTACTTGTGGGAGTGAGTGATAAAACAGTCAGTCTGTTGGTAAAGCGTGGTGTGATACAGTCTGGTGACAGTGTCAGGAATTGGCTCAGGGCGTATTGTTCGCATCTGAGGGAGCAAGCGGCAGGTCGGGCAACATTGGGTGAACTTGATCTGGCGACTGAGCGCGCGGCTCTTGCAAAAGCCCAGCGGGAACGTGTTGAAATGCAGAACGAGATTACACGACGCGAGTATGCGCCCATTGATGAGCTTGAGCAGGGATTGACTGATGTGCTGGCTATGGTTGGTTCCAGGCTGGATTCGGTTGTTGGTCGGTTAAAGAAACGGTCGGATGCATTGACAGCTGATGAACTTGATGTGGTTGCCGGGGTACTGGCAGAAGTCAGGAACGAGATTGCCGATACCAGGATTGACTGGTTTGGTGAAACACAGGAGAGTGATGACTGACCGTCGAATCTGGGCTGAGTCTGCGAACAGGGCTGTTGAAAGAAGTCTCGGCGTTCTCAGGGTGCAGCCGCCAATGAGGTTGTCAGAGTGGGCAGAGAAACATTTTTACATGTCTGCCGAAAGTTCATACACGGAAGGCGCATGGCGTTCTTATCCCTATCAGATTGCTATTCTGGATGCGTTTGGCAATGACGATATTGAGGAGGTCGCGGTAAAAAAATCAGCGAGAACCGGATACACAAAAATGCTGCTGGCTGCCTCGGCGTATTTTACGGTTTTCAAACGCCGCAATCAGGTCATCTGGCAGCCGACAGATTCTGATGCCCAGGAATTTGTAGAGACAGAATACAATGGCATGCTGCGCGATATTCCGGCGATAAGAAGTATTTTTCCGGCGTTTGAGAAAAAAAGCGCACACAACAAGAATGACTTCAAGAAATTCATTGGCTGTCTGACATACATCAAGGGTGGAACATCGGCAAAAAACTATCGGCGTATTTCGCCGGACGTTGCCATTATGGATGAAGTGAGCGCCTTTGATAACGACATCGATGGCGAAGGAAGCTGTCGCAAACTGGCCAGGAAACGTCTTGAAGGGGCGACCTTTCCAAAGTTTATCGTCGGCTCAACACCCAAGCTCAAATATACCTGTGAAATCACCAAGGCAGTGGAAGAGGCCGATGCTGTCTATCACTATCATGTTCCCTGCCCACACTGCGGACAGCAACAAGTGCTGGCGTTTGGAACGCGCGAATCAGCGCATGGCCTGAAATGGATAAACCATGACCCTGATACTGCCGCCTATGCCTGCAGGCACTGCCACGCACTGTTTACCCAGGCTGACTATCTGAAAGTCTGGCACAAGGGGCGCTGGGAAGATCATGCCGGCAACTGGTATGACCATGATGAAGGTGTTTTCAAAGACCGTTCCGGCAACAAAATCAGGCCGCCAAAAAAAATTGCGTTCGACAAAATGTGGGCCATATACAGCCCACAGACAGAATGGAAGGTCATTGTCAGGGAATTTCTGGATGCCACCAAAAAAGCTCGGCATGGCGAAAAATCAGACCTTAAAACCTTCATCAACACCACCCTGGGTGAAGAATACGAAGAAGAAGTCGAAAAGACAGACGCTGGCGAACTCAGGAAACGCGCCGAAGACTTCCCCCTGCAAACTGTCCCGATGGGCGGCCTGATACTGATGGCGGGCATAGACATCCAGAAAGACCGCTTTGAACTGGTCGTCTGGGCATTTGGCAAAGACGAGGAAATGTGGACTGTGGACTATCAGGTGATTACCGCCAACCCGACCATTCAGGCCGACTATGACAAACTTGACCAGTATCTGCTCAGACCCTACAAACACGCCGCAGGCACAGTGCTCCATATTGAAAGCGTGGCGATTGATACCGGCAACTGGACGCACCAGGCGTATCAATACGTTCGGTCACGGCGACTCATCCAGAACTGGATCGGACTGCAGGGCCGACAAACCCCGCCAAAATTATATGCGACCAAAGGCGTTGGCACCCCCGGAAAACCGATATCCAGCAAACCAAGCATGGTTGACGTCAATGCATTCGACCGGGTGATCAAGCGTGGGCTGAGGCTCTACAGCATCGGGACAGAAAACGCCAAGACCCTGTTTCACAACCGTCTGCAACTGACACAACCCGGGCCACAATACGTCCATCTGTCAAAACACCTGCCGGAACAGTTCTTCCAGCACATCACCAACGAAGTCAGGGTGCTCAAGCACACCCGCAAAGGTGAAGTATACAGCTGGGAGCCGCGTCGTTCAGGGGCGCGTAATGAATGCCTTGACTGTACGGTCATGACCCTGTTTTGTGCGGACAAGGCCGGGTTGCATAACAAAACAAAAAGCTATTGGGACCATCTTGAATCCATCGTCCAGCCATTCCAGCAGGATTTGTTCGCGCTGCCACAGATGGCTGCAGGCGATGAGTTGATCAACACGGTTTCAGCATCACCAGAAACCGCCAGAAACGGAGTTTTTATTCCAGACTGATGAATAATGATGTCACACTGATACAGCAGCAAATTATCAACGCCAGCATCCAGATGGGCCTGAGTGATGCCATTGCAGCAGACCTGTCGCAGCTGGTTATTGGCCAGATTCAGCAACAATGCCAGGGTGATGTATTGTACATTCCGAAATCCGGGAAAAATGAACGTAACCGGCGTATTATCCGCATGTTTAACGGCACAAACCATGCCGACGTGTGTGCCGCGTTCAATATCAGCCGCCGGACGTTGTACCGGGTACTGGGTGGGTGACGTTGGGTGTCACTGATAAATATATTGATCTTGACAAAACCAATAAGGCTAAATAACACATGAAAAAATATCTACTCATAACACTGCTGGCTTGCTCGCAAGTCATCTATGCTGGCAAGAAGAAAGAACATGACTATCAAGTTCCGTGGTGCGACATGCAACAGGGTAAAACAGAAGTCGTTTTATCAGACCGAACACGGGTTGATTGTCTGACGGAACACTATGCCATTGAATTTGATTTCGGCAGGAAATGGTCAGAGGCGATCGGACAAAGCCTCGGTTATGCCATAGAAACAATGAAAACCCCGGGTATTGTGCTTATCCTTGAGCGCAAAAAAGACTACAAATACTGGATCAAGCTCAATACCGTGATTGATTATTACCAATTGCCCATCAAAACATGGGTCATAAAGAATTACTAGGCGTTTGACAATCCCTACTGCGCCGCGCTATGCTTAACCCGCACTGGCAAAATCCAGTGCCGGGTTTGGCATCCTGGAAATCAACGGCGCAAGCCGCTCTTTGCGGTTTTTTTATGCGTAAAATCTCAGTTCACATTATGTCGGACTGGGTGAGCACTCTTCGGAGTGGCTGGTTCCGTTGGGCCAGTATGCCAACTCATTCAGTCCGACGCCATGCTTGGCATCATGTCGTCGGGTTTAGATAATCTAACCAACGGAGTCACGTCATGACATCATTAGCACTAACATTCCACGACACACAATTTGATATTATCGACCACAACAACCAGCCTTGGTTAAAGTCTGGTCAAATTGCAGAAGCATTAGGTTATACGGATAAGAGCAGCATAAACCGTATTTTTTCGCGAAATAGAGATGAGTTCACAGACAGCATGACAGCCTCGGTCAAATTGACCGACCCTAATGGAGATTTGCAGGAAACAAGAATATTCAGCCTAAGGGGATGTCATTTGATAGCCATGTTTTCCAGAACAAAAGTGGCTAAAGAATTTCGTAAGTGGGTTTTGGATATACTCGACAAAGAAACAACAGGGCAATTACCAGAACCCCAAACCATCACCAAAGCCCAGCAAGGCATCCTGTACAACCGCGTCAAAACCATCGCCAAAGAATCCGGAAAAATACGCGCTGAACTGTGGAGTCGTTTTCAGAATCACTTCCAGCTGGCCAG